GTAATTGCTGTCGTAGTGTTGCAGTTAAAATGGCCTGGGTGAGGGCCGACGCCGAAGCGACGGTGCACCAGGGACTTACAGGCGATGTGTTTTTTTAATCACCTGATGCCACTGGAGGGACACGTAGCGTGTTTGGGATTATATGTGTAAAACCCCAACCTATATTGCATAAAACGGGGGTGAGCGGGATTGGGCGGGATTGGGCGGGAGAAAGTGGGATTTCGGGGCTGTTAAGGAAGATTTGATGGGTGGGGCTGGGACCATATCAAGCCGTTGCTAAATTGCACAGACGGGGCTCAGGAGGGCCGCTGTTGCGTTGGAAATTGCAATCAGGGTCTTTGGGGCAGTGGGCGTTTAATTGCGTTTAACGGGCGTTAAAAACCGCGATTTGGGGTGTTCGAATTAGGTAAAATCAGGTTTGGTGAGTCCGCGCCGTTGCGGACATCGGACATGCTTGCGGACATGGTTTTTGGGGCTCACGAGATCAGCGCGCAAAAATAGCGGCCCGAATCCCGGGTTTCTTGTTCCCAGTTTCAGTTCCACTCGTCCTTATTAAGATGTCATATTGTAATCCGGCACACGATTTGCACACCGGTTTACCATCGTCTTGGCAATGGATAATTTGCTATCACAAGCTCTGATCTATCCTGGGTCTTGGGGCTTTTGACGCGGGAGACGGTATATTTTACCGCCACCTTCAAGCGAGGCAGACCCTTGTACAATTTTCTAATATCCCGATGGTCATTGATGCTTAGCAGAAATTTGCCCTTGATAGATTTCAATGTCTCAGCCAGTTGCTGGTGGTTGGTCCAGGCGAAACCATCTCTGTATCCGCTTGTCTGCCAGTAAGGTGGGTCACAATAAAAGACTGTGTGTGGGCGATCGTAACGGGCGATCAGGTCGGCAAAGTCCAGGTTTTCGATTATGACACCGTCAAGCCTTCTATGACAGCGACGTATAGCGGCGAAGGCGGATCGTTTATAGTGAGCCTTGCCGGTTGTGCCATAACCGAAGCTGCTGCTCCGTGTTCCACCCCTGCCGCCAAAGGCGGCCTTGAGGATGAACCACGTCCGAGCGGCCTTCTGGATGTCGGTCAGGCCGGGCTGGGACTTGAAATCATCGAAGTTTTTGCGGCTGTGCGTGATCAGTGAAAGCTGCCTGAGGAATTCGCGACGATGGTGCTGAATCACTCTAAACAACGTAACCAGCTCATCATTGACGTCGTTGAGTATCTCGGTTCTGGAGGGGGGCTTGGCAAAAAGCAGATTGGCTGCACCGGCGAACACCTCGACATAGCAGCGATGATCAGGTAGTAATTGACAAAGCCGGGCGGCCATCTTAGACTTGCCACCCATCCATGGGAAGAAACTATAAGAAGGCATAGTTGCAGTCCGTTCCTTCGATGATTTTTGTTTATCAATGGAGTTTGCCGGCGTGTTAAATCCATGCAGTGGCAGCTGCGTGTGAGCAGTTAATTCGATGATCTGCTCGCGTCGGCGATCCTTTGTTTTGTTATCATAATCCAATTGTCAAAGAGCATTTTATACCGCGACGTCCAAAGTCAGGACGTCGGTCGTTTTATTGTAGCTGTTTTTGACCAGGCCAGCGGGTTTGGGCGGGGCGGAATGAACGGTGAGCTCCACCTCGCCGGGCGTGCCGGTGTGCCGGTTACCGCTGGCATCATAGACGGCATAACCGAACAGATATGTGCCACACGCGTCGATCTCCACCATCTCGGCAATAACCGCTGTGCCCAGACCAAAGGGATGCAGCCCATAAGGGAGCCGGCCATAACCAGGGACGCGGCTGGCCCAGGCCTGGCCAAACGGGTGCTTGCCAAACGGAGCAAGCCCATAGCCGAATATGCCGCCGCCATTGGGGAACAGCTCATGTCTGCGGCCGCTGATGGGGTTGTCGTAATCCACTTCGCCAGTACCGCCATTACCACAGAGCCTGGCGTAATCGCCACAGCGATACCCACTGGGAACCGCAAACTTGATTGTAACTTTAGCCGCCATACAAAAGACCTTTAACGGGTTATACAAGCGCCCTTAAACGGGCGATAAAATCGACAAAAACATAACCCGACGACAAATGATATATCTTGCCCTGGCCGTCGGGGACCAATTGAAACTGCTCAAAAAGGACGTTGTAATAAGTATCGTTTCCGAAGGTATAATCTGCGGCGTCGGCGAAATTGTAAGATTCGATGGCGGCTATGGCAGCGGCCATGTTGGCGCGTGCGGCGGCATAGCTGGCGCCGGAGGCGCGGAGGCGACCGGTGACGATGATCGCATAGCCGCCGGAGCCGAGGTGCATCGCGGTCAGGCCATGAGAGCCAACGAAGTGGGCGTATTGCCGGATGGGCAGCCGGGGTTGGGGCGAAACCCTAATCTCAGAGCCAAATATAGTAGTCAGGTCAGGCATGGTTTACCCACTCCTCCCCAACTCGCGGGCCGATGTCACTGCTGCCCACGGCAGGATGATTGTGCGTACTGTAATCATAGTGGATTGAGACCGGTCCGCCGATTGGCTGGGCTGGTTCGGCCGGGGGCTGTTCTTCCTGTGGGGTTGTGAGTGCGGGAAAATCTTTGAGGTCACCAGATGACCATGGGAACATTGTAGTTGGTGAGACACCCATCATCTCCAGGGCACGAACAGCCCCATACCCAATCTTTTTACGAACCGGAGACCACTCCTGCTTAAAACCTTTAACCTCCACCGCCTTCTCTATTAGCTTCCACCGCAATGCTTCGGTGTCCTGGCCTTTCAGGTTCTCGCTCATGACATTCAATTGCTGGAAGTGGTCATACAACCGAGCCATTTCATCCTGGCCAAGCAATTCCTCGATGCCTGTACGGGCCAGGTCGATGTCGCCGCGATTTACGGCTACAACTCTTGAGACGGTCCGCATCATCGCTGCAGGGTCCTTAAGCATGTCAAGCAGGAGCGATGATCCCTCGCGGCCTGCAAGCTGCTCGGCCTGGCCAAGGCCAAACTTACCCGACTTCCGTGCTGCTGAAAGCAAGCCCATCTTCTGAAAGAACGGCATCTTCGGATCGATGCCAAGGCCTTCGATTATCTTGGCGGATTCCGGCGTGCCTTTGCCCTGCAGCCCCAAAAACAGGGCCTGGAGTCCCGTTGTCGCGACTGCCGCATTTGAGGTTTGTGTGGTCGCATACGCCCAAAGACCTGCGGCCTCTGGGCCGGTCAGATCGCCGGCCATCCCGGTAGGAAGGAATCTGGGCATATAGCTTGCCACGTCGGCCCCACCGCCACCGGCCTCTGTGATTGTCTGCTTGAGTATGTTCTGGATTCGGTTTGCGTCGGTCTGGCCTGTTTTTTTTGCATAAAGCGTAAACATATCGACGAGGGTATCAAGGGGCATCTCCGGGTCGGTGCGGCCAAGCTCCAGTGCCTCTTGCAAGATAGACTTGCGCGTCTGGGGACTGAGGGCTCCGGACTTACTTCGCAGATTATACCAGGCATCGGCGACTTCCTCGAAGGGTCGCCGCCCGAACTCGGCGTAGGCCTCTACTTCTTTACGGACATCAGGCTTTTCCTTGAAAAGATCGCCAAGGTGCTGTAAGCGAAGTAGTTTCTCTGCCTGGCGTATGGCGGCTTCGGCGTTTTTGTCAATCTCCTCCGTGTTCGCCCGAAAAGCCGCCGTTACCACACGAACAGCAGTGGCAATCGCGACTAGTTTAATTAACAATTTACTAAAGGCAGAGGCTAACATGCCCGCTTTACCGCCGGTCCGTTTAGCGGCGTTGCCGAGGCCGTCAACATCGCCGGCGGCTCTGCCGGCGGCTCGGCCTGTCTTATCAATTCCCTTCGAGCCGCTATCGGCCTTGCGGCCGGCTTCGGCGGTCTTATCGCCGACAGACTTTGCGCTTTTAGACAGGCCGTCGAGCTTCCGTTTGGCCTGCTCGTCGCCTTGGGCTTCAATGTGTATATCAATGTCTTTTGCCATACCTGCTCTCCGTTATGCGATCGTTATAATCTTGTTTGCGCCTGCGAGAGTCAGTTGCGCCTCCATATCAAAGTTGGCAACATCGAAGGCGGCGGTATAGTCGGTGTACTCCTTGCCGGAGCCGGCGTTTGGGCGGATGGAGCCGAAGTCAACGCCATTGATAGTTATCACTTTGTCGGCCCCGCCGAAGCCCTGGGCGACGGTGATGACGAGCTGCTCGTTGGTCGTATTCAACAGCAGGTCCTGACACTTGATCCGCGCCGACACAGCGCCTATCTCGGCGTCCTGGAAGGTGATTGAGCCGGAGGCATTTAGCCCGTCGAGCTTGGCGTCAACGGCGGTATAGCCAACGTCGCTGTCATTACAGGCCTTTGCCAGAGGCAGGACAATGCCAAAGTCAAAGGCGGTGACGTGGTAGATGTCGATGTCGTCCGCAGGGTCTGCGGCGGCAGTGTCCTTAAACGCCGTGCTCTTGACACGGTAGCCGCCGCGAGCGGCGGGAATATACGTCGGGGCCGCCTGATCGTCGGTCTGGGTCCACATATCGGCGACGCCCTTGGTTTCGTCGGCGGCCATGCACTCGAACGCTGCGCGGACGGTCATGTAGCCCTTTTGCGACAGGGACAGCCGGACATCATAGATGACGGGGTTGGTGATTGTGTGTTTGATGTACTCTTTGTCTTCCTCAACACTGCCGCCCTTGTGCTCATAAAAAATATACGTATCGGCGGCGCCGGTCAACAGGTCAATTATTTTAGACCAATCCTGGCTGACAATCTCGCCGCGTACATACTGTATCTCCTTATCTTTTACAGCGACCTGCAGGCCGTCGGGCGATGAACGCAGGATGTTGTCGAAGCCCGAGTCAATAACGGCGGTCATCAGCCCACCGTCATTGACGCCGTTGATTACTACTGCCTGTGGCGAATAGACTCTTTTGTTTACTGTTGCCATGATTTTACCCTCTTTTAATCTGTCATTAAATTAACGTTAAAGTTTAGTTGAACGGCGCTTATTTTCGCGGCATCGACGACTTTTGTTGTGCCAACGTATCTGATGTTGTCGCACGTCAATCCATTGCCGGGATGCTTCCGGTCCAGGGCGGCGATAACCAACTCTTCCAGCATGTTCGTGCCGAGTGAATCCGCATCTCCACAACGGGCGACGCCAGCCTGTAATGAGACCTGGCCAACCATCACAGCGTACTCCAGGACGCGGCGAAGGTCACCATCGCCTTCGCGTCCCGCATAGTCGGGTATGTAGCCGACAAAAGCGAACGGGGCGTATCGGGTGAACGACTCGGCGCCGGCATTGACAGCGGATACCTGACCGGTCCAGATGGCGGCGGTCCGGAAGACAGACGCGTCGTTATACGACAGGGCCGCGAGTACATCGGCTATGTATTGCTCGATTTGTGATGCTACCGATCCATCGTTTGCCACAGTCAGTCTCCTATAGCCCCGTCAACCCGCCGCTGGATCGCGGCGGTCATACTGTCGGTTGATTCCATAACACCATCGGCCAGTGCGCTGCTGCCCTGGACGAGTACTTCTTTGACCAGGGTAAACAGCGGGCGGAACCTGCCACGTTTTCCCTGCTTGCGGCCAAAAAGCAATCGGCCTTTTGTCTTAACGAAAAAACCATCATCGACCTGCCTCGGCGATGAAAAACGCGCAACGCCCGACGGGGTGAGGTTTTCGCCGACGGGAATACACAGGAATTTCGCGTTACGCGGGCGGATTGTCATTTGCTCATCGCCGAGAATCCATTTGTACTTATCAACGGCAGAGCCGGGCCGGACGCCGACGACACCGGCCATAGGCCCTTCCATCCAGCCGTCAACGGCCTTGGCCAGGTTGCCTGTGCGTCTCTTAAGCGCCTGATTGGTCAGGTAATTTTCCGAGACGTTGTTGGCGGCGATGCCGACGGCATCGGACAGTCCCTGCGAGACGGCGGCGCAGATCGCCAGGCCCATCGAGCCAAGCTGCTCGACAGTTCGATCATAACCGGGGCCCATCTGGATCAGGAGCTTCACAGGGTTGTCCTCCTGTATTTTTTAAGCGTTGCCTTGACCAACGGCAACAGGTCGATCTTTTCATTTTTTTGCATCGCGCTGCCGTCGAATGTGACGGAGGACAGGCCGATGTCGTCTTTGCGCTTATAGACCAGGCACACCTGTTGGATGGCTGCCTCGCGAAGATCGTCGGGCAATTGATGTTCGCCGTCGCCTGGCGTCACACCGGCGGCGCAGTAACCGCCGCGATAGATGATCTGGACGCTGTCGGGGAATTGACTCCACGCCACATACATACGCATGATAACGCCGTTGTTGCCATCGTTAAGGATGCGGTAGTCGGTGTTGGCAGTCATAGCGGTGGCGGAGGCGAAGTTGTAACTGTATGACTCTTTGAGCGTAGCAATCGCGATCAGCGGGTAACGCCTAACCTGCAAGTAATCACCGACACCGGAGTAGTATTCGGTGACGTCCTGTGCCGGAGCGATCAGCGGGCGGTCACAGTATGTCTCAAACATTGAGGTCACACCAGAGATGACGTCGCCGATTATGTCGTCGGAGTCCGTATTGACTATGCCGAGCCTGGCCTTGATGTCATCCAGCGTGCAGAGCCACGCGGTTGAGCCGGATTGAGGTGTACCCGTGATTGCCATTATTCTACCGTGACCTCCATTGTATCGGGGCCGTAATAGCCCTGTTTACAGTAATAAAGTGTGTAGGTTGCCGGGTCGAGGTGCATCGAGTTTACCCAGCGGCCATCGACATCAGTGTGAGTCGTCGCCTTGACGAAGGCCGAACCATAATTGCCGGCGTCATAATCGCTCTTGAGGTACGCGATGATGACGGCGTTATCGATACCGACGCCGCCGGCGGTCTTATAGGCCAGGGCATCGGTGCCGCCGTAATCATGATCGACGATAACAGAGCCTATGCCGGCCGGGGCGTCGACGAGCTGCACATCGATCGTGGCGGTTAAAACCGCCGGGGCGGCACTACCGTCTTCAATTATTATCGACACGGCAGTTGCTCCATCCGCGAATACCGCGTCCGGCAGATCAACACGATAATATCCGTGTCCAATCTCGATGGCCTTGTTGTCCGCATGATCATCTGTCAGGGCGGTTAACGCGGTCAGATCAACTTTGCCGCTTATGGTTACATCCGCATCGTTCTCGACACGAATGTAGTATAAGTCCAGGTCTGTTATGGTAACGCCAGTTTCCAAATCTCCAGTAGTGTTGCTGCGCAGCTTTATTGGCAGAGACACATCCATCGACGACTTCTGTATTTGCAATACGCCCTGGTTCATCTTGCCCCCATCAAAAGAGATTTACGCTGCCACGCGCCTATACTCACAAAACCGTCATCCGGGGCCGGTCGGCCCGTGTTGAGACATGGGCTGCCAGGACGAAGCCGAAAATCGCTGCCGGCGGCGTTGATGAATTTTGGATCCACTTTAATCGAGTGAGAACCGATAATCGGCTCCATCCCGCCGGAATAATCGTTTTTGACAGGATCATCCAACGGGTCACCGTTAACATCAACGATACAGTTGTAATCGTTATAAGCGATAGTTCCACCGTTGGCCCCGACCAATATCCCGTGTCCATCCGCCTGTATGACCATGATGTTGTTGTAAGCAGTTACGATACCGGCGGCATTCCCCACCCATACCCCCGCTGTAGATTGATTATAGAATACATTATTCTTAACAAGAGCAATTCCAGCGGCACGTATACCATAAACTCCACCAATAATTATATTGCCGATAAAGGTTCCGACGACACCGTTTTGTATTCCTACCGTCCCGGAAGCCGTAGATGAGGGGGTCTGCCATACGCAATCTATTGACGAGCTTCCTGTGGCAAGATTGAGTAAAAGCACGGCACAATCATCTCCATTCGCACAGCCTATAAACCGTGCTGCACCGCCGGTAGTAAGGACCTGATAGACACTATCGAACCTGCAGTTTATAACGGTTAATCCCTCCGGAGTGTTTGGCGGATAAATTGCATCTTCAGGTGAACTATTCGCTTCTGTATTGTACAGATACAAATTCCGCAGCACCACATTATCCGCACCGTCGATGGTAATGACGGGATACGCACCACCGTCAGCATCCAGCTTGACAAACCCCGTTGCCGAAATTCCATCGTTGTACGAATCTATCGGGGATTGATAATATGCCCCGCCATAATCCATATCACCTTGCAGCATCGCCGCATCACTCGGAGGATTGGTGTTGTACCCGATGATGTGCAGCTTTGTATTTTTAGTAACCGACCCAGCGCTTGTAATGCTGACAGTCGCTCCCGGAGTCTCATCCTTGTTCGTAAGAATAGATACGTCATAATCAGAGGCATCTGTGTTATCAACGGCATGTTGCAGAGTATCGAACGCACCGCCAAGATTGCAGATAGTTAAAGTGTTGTCATCATCGTTTCCCAAAGCTGTATCGATAGTAACAGTACCCGGCCCAACACTTAGAATTTCGTATCTGCCACTTATAACCTCAGCTCCTTCCATATACAGCACCATTCCCGGCACAGCATAAAGAAAATCATCTTCTGATGCTTCGGTGATAACTCCGGTAGTTGTGTTGTATGATGCACCCGGTGAGGTACCTATTGGTGCGCCATTGGCACCCATAAGATAATCAAGGATACCTTGTCCTGCATATGTATCGTAAAAGGCCTTGGTACATCCCCCAGCCTTACTGTTACCAGCCTTCGTACCTATACCGCCTACGAAGAAAACCGTTTCCTTAGTTGCGAATACCTCAGCCATTAGTCCACATCCTCCGGCCTGCCTTTAAGCCATAAAGTAACGCATGGTTTGCCACTCTGCCGGGTTATCTCGGCCTCGATGTCGGGGAAGTTTGCCCGCAGCCAGTCCCACGCCTGTGTCTTTAACCGCTGGAGGTTTTCTTCGTCCTCCATACGCTGGGCACGCCGCAGCAGGAGGGCCTTCACCTTTTTGATAAACGTTGCCGACAATTTCGCGTCTGGAAACTGGTCCCTAATCTGCTGGGCCGTAACTCCGGCAAGCTGCTGATAAGACAAATTAGAATGCCTCTCGATGAGCTGCTTTGTTTTTGATGCCACACTCATTGTCAATCTCTTTTACGTCACTATTTCGTTTTATAACTGCCGTCCGGGTGAAGCTGCTTATTCTTTGGTGTCTGCGTCTGCTTCTGCTTCGACCGGGGTGGCTTCTTCTGTTTTGGTTTGTCCATCTGCATCATGATCCTCAACTTTCACGTCGGCCTTGCCGGGTTTGAGTTTTTCGATCTGCCCTGCGAGCCCGTCGCGTACCCTCTGCGACTCATCGATGTCGATCTGCCGCAGTTCGATATCTATGTTGCACACCTCAATCTGATATTCAGCTTTTCTTTGCAGCAGGGCGAGGAGTTTGCTCTTCTTTTTGCACTTCGAGAGTTTGTCGACGAACTCCACAAGTTCTGCTTTTTGCTTTAGAAGCAGCTTGCGACCTTCGAAGTCTTTGGCCAGGACATTATCCACCACGGCAAGCTGTTCCTGAAGCTGTGTGAGCTTTACCAGTGCCTTGTCTATGCGGGCGTCCTGGGGGGCAGGGACCTTTTTGTATTTGAGTTTGCCGGCCTTGCGGAGCTTCTTGGCGACGGGACCAGCAACCTGTTGCCTGACGCCCTTGAGAAACGTTCCTTCGGGACCTACATAACTGTTTTGTGGTATGATCCACGTCTTCATTTTAATTCTCCATTTCTGTCTTTTGACGCCAAAGTTTCTTTTGGCCAAAATACCCGCCCGCCGCGTGACGGGCGGGTATTGCTGTGATCTCGTTCATTTAACACTTACGCCTCGATGATCTCGGCCAGTCCCATACCGGCGGCGTTTTCCGGCGACACATCAGCCGGGAATCCGATTGCATTGATACACAGAAAACTCGACGTGCCGGAACCATCGCCGGCGGTCGGGGCCTGCACACGCATGTACCGCTTGTGGCTCTTAGACAGATCCACATGGATGCCGTACATCTTGTTGTCGTCGGTTGCGCTGATCACCGCAGCCAGTGCAGCGTCGGCGACGGCGGTGTAGGTGCCGTCTGACGTGTCACACTCTTCGACCAGCGGCGGTGTCGTGGCCGCTGTGCTGCCAATCGCCGCCGCCAGCGACCCGGCCGTCAGGAGAAACAGAACAGAGCCGAGGCCCTGCGTGTCGATGTATGTGTTATTAGCAAAGGCGGTGTCATCTACGCCTTGCGGGCTCAGCAGCCGGGTGAATTTGGCTGCCTTAAGTAAAGCTCGTGCGTCCATTTGATATCCTTTCTGACAAGTAACAACTATCAATTATCATTCGCGACAAAATCAACCTGGCTCCCCGGTAGACGCCGGGGCGCCGGATGTAAAACTTACGATGCGGCGGTAGCCAGGGCGCAGATCGGACCTGCCTCGGGGGCGTCCGCATCCGCTGCGGTGCCGACGCCGTGGACATTAATGGCCACACGCTGCTTGCCACGGATCGCCAAAAGGCCCTGGTCGAAGTATCTCTGATCGCTCTCGGCGATCTCGACGCCGCCACGCGTGCCGAGGTAAGAGCCCATCGTCAGATTGCCGAAGATTGCGCATATCGTGCTGATGGCTGTGGCCTTGGGCATGACCTGGACAAACTCCACAGGGTAGGACAGCCAGTTCTTCTCGCGGACGCCTGCGCCGTTGATTACCTCCATCGCGGTCGCTCCGGACTGGGCCAGTGCCAGCTTGACCATTATGGTCGCGTAGAAGTAGCGATGTACAAACCACTTGGCACGTCCATCATCAGCGATCTCCGGCAGGACGCCGACGACCTTCTCGAAGTCGCCGATAACCAACTCGCCAAACGTATCACCGGAGCCGACGATCCGGCCGTAGATATTGGTCAGGTCCGAGTCAACCGCATTTAGTGCACCAACGATGCCGGTGTGGCCGAAATAGGTGCTTGTGCCATCTCCGAGGAAGCCGCACATATCCTCCTGCTTGCCAAAGGCCTGCAGTATCTGGCCGCCGATCAGCTCGCCTATGGCTATGGCCGAGTCGGCCTCCAGGTCCAGGCCGATTGCCGTAAGGGTCAGCCATGTCTTGGAAAGGAGGTTAAGGACGGCGATCGTCGGGGCACTCTGCGTGATCGTTCCACCCTCACCGGGGCAATACACGGTCAGGCCGCTCGACAGCTTCGGAACCATCGACGAGGACGAGCCCATCGGATAGACGGTCGTATTCGCACGGAACTTGCTGTAACGCTCCTGGATGGCGATCAGGTTGGGGATTGTCTCGATAGACACCAGGGCACTTCCTCCGGTCATGGATGAGCCGGTCATGGCCTTGACATCCTTGGTGTCGAAGTTGATGGACTTGCCATCTTCGTTGAGCCAGTTAACATCGATGCCCATGTCATCTAATATCTTGAGGGCCTTGGTAGCCTTGCCGGCTGCACGTCCGGCGCCTGCCAGGACAAACAGGCCGAAAATCTTGGCATCGTGCGGCGAACGGAAGATGCCATTCCATCCACCATCTTGGTCCTTAAGTGCCTCGTAATCGTTGCGGCCAAGCCGCTTGAGTTGCTTGGTCATGTTGGCAGCAAGCTCTTTGACCTCTTCCATGGTCGCGGCAACTTCCTGCTGCCTCTCCTGGAGCTGGGCAACGGCTGCCTTATCGGTCTCGATCCTTTCATCGATCAGGTCGAGAACCTCCTGTTTCGACGCCTTGTTATTCTTGATGTCCTCGAGACCCTTTTCAATCTTGTCACAGGTCTCTTGTAATTTTTTTTCTACTGGTTCTGGCATAATCAGCCTCCATAAGAATTGATTAGTGTTTGCAGTTTATCCAACAGTTGTCCGGGCTTTTCCATATCGCCGGCGGATGGTTCGGAGGGGCTGCCGGACAGCTCGCCAAACTCCGCCAATTCGCCGGAATCGATAATCAACATGTCTTTCACCTCATCAATGCTTGCCTCGATACGGGAGGCGAAATTGTCGAGGGAAGTTTTTATCTCAGTTACGAGTGAGTCCTTCGAGGACTTGAGGCCATCCTGCTCCGGTTGTTGCTGGAGCCAGGCGAAGTCTTTGATCTTCGAGAGGGCCTGTCGGTTGGAGCCGACGGGAACGCAGGATATTTCATAAAGCTCTATCTTGGTGATCACAAAGAGCCGTCGCTCCTTGACAACCTCTTCGTGGCCCTCCAGCGTGCGGAATCCGATAGAGACCGCTCGCATATGCTTATCGCGATAGAGCTGCCAGTACTCCTCACCGAGGGCTGTCTTGGCAAAGACCAGATCCATCTCCGAATGATGCTTAAGCGCGCGAAACGAGTCGGTATCCCACGAGCCGATGACCGGGGACGATCCATTGCTGAGCCTGTGCTGGTGACAGGCCAGAGCGGTTGGATTTTTTGCAAAATCCTTCATGGCCTCCACTACCGCCGAGACCTCTACCCGCTCGTCGTCACGGTCAACCTTGTCGGATGAAATAATAAAACGCACTGACCGTCGCTCTTCATTGATCGCATCTTTCACGTCGGCGACAAACGCCAGAAAATGCTTCATAGTTTCTGTTTCAAAATTAGGCATAATTGCACTCCTATGCGACAAAAGATTTCATTTCGTAATAGCTAAAAAACTTGACCGTGTCGTAATAATCCAGGTCAAGGGATTTGCCCGCCACGTACCGGGCGATGGCCATACAGCGGCAGTTGGCAATATTGGCAGCGGAACCTGCCGGATCGCCTGGATACATAAGCCTCTCACCGCCGACGGTAAACGGCTGGTCTATCGGGATGCCGGCGGCGGAGTCGGCCTCGGCCTGCCTGTGCGTATCCCGAACGTTGCTGTCCCGGCTTGTCAGCCATGACCTGGTTTCGACGCCGCTGGACTTCATGCCTTCATGACGCCCCGTCGATACAGCGCCGGACGTCTGCGTGCGGGCGATCCCCCTCGCCCGGTTATGCTTGATGCCCAGCGCGTCGGTCAGACGCCCGGTCAGGTCCTTGAGCCCTTCTCCCTTTTCAAGACCTGTCTTCAACTGCCGGGCGACTCGGTCCTGCGTCGTCTTGTTGATCTTGGTGATCTTGTGCGAGCTGACGGTAATCGCCCGCCTGACGGCCGGGCTGAGCTTTGCCTGGCGGACTGCGGCTTCGAGGTCATCGCCGGTAAGTCCGGCGATCTCGATGATCGACTGGCGGATGCCAAGCTCGGCGCCCCTCTCGCAAAATGTTTTGTTGATGACCTTGATTTTTCCACTCTCAACTTTCATGTCAAAGACCACACGGGCGATTATATCGTTGGCGCTTTTTGCGCCTTTTTGCTCCAGGGCCTTCGCGAGCTTGTCGGTGAGGATACGTCGTTGCCGCTGCAGGTATGAGCGGACGGCGGCGGTGTATTCTTTTTCCAGGCCCACCCACGAGACAGTCCACTTGCGCCAGATTCGCAACTTTTGCTGCTCGGTGTCTTTTTTAACAACAGAAGGCTCGGCCTGTTTAACGTACTTGCCTTCGTCTTCATCTTCATCGCTTTCACCTTCCGGCAGCGATGGGCCGAGAACCGCGTCGATGCCGCCTTCAAGGGCGAACTTCGCGGGGACCAGTCCCATAGATACCCACCAGTCGTCGCCCCACGGCACATGCTCAAACGGCAGGTCGAATGCGTCGATGCACTGATTAAGAGGCACACCTCTTTCGGTGTACTTCAGCACTTTTTCCGCACGCTCGCGGACCATTTCCTGCATCGTCGGATGATCCTCGATCGCGAACCAGGCGAACAGGTTTTGCCCGGACTGCAACGATTTTATTTTTGCCGCCCGATACGACGACTTACGTGTTAGAGATCGCTGGGACGAACAATAGCTTCGGGATTGGGCAGGGGTGACGGCCTTGTACCCCCGGCTGCGGTGTCTGAAGCGGCTCAGGATGCCGTCGGTGACATGCTCTGCGATAAATGACAGGGTAGGAGCGATGGTGTTGGCGATAAACCGCTGCTGGGCCGGACCGTGCGAGTACTGGGCCTCGGAGTTGAGGCCGACGATCTCCGGCGGCACACCCATAAGGGCACATATCTCGGCGGCATCGAATTTACGCAGCTCGATCATCTCCATCTCAGCCATAGTCTGGGCCAGCCTTTTAAGGTCGGCACCGCCGGTCATCAGGCATGTCTTGCCAGCATTATGGGCGCCTTTGTGACGCGACTCGAACTGGCTGATTAACATGCGCCTTTCGTCGTCGCCCAGCGAGCCGGGGACGGTTATCAGATTGCCGATCTTGCCGCCGTTGGCCAGGGCAGCCTCGTTGAGCAACGATGCCTGATATGAACTGGAGATCGCGATCTTGCCGGCGGTCGTCGGGCCGATGCCGCGATAGGCATCGTACGGATTATAATCGACGAGCGGGTGCACATCTTCCAGGAACAGAGGGATGCGGTCTCCGCCGGGCAACCGGAGCATGTAGCCAACGAGTTCGCCGCGACGGATGACGGGTTTTAGCTGGTCCTTGCCGACGACGAGGATGGACGTCGGACGGACTATGTCGATGTCGGCAAATACCCAATACACCTCCCGGTCCAGGGCCAGGTAGCCGGCTGTCTCGCTAATGAAAGTTGTAAAAGACATCTTCGGGTTGCGGAACAACAGATCATACGCCTCGCCCGATTCGACGATCTTATCGGCCTCAGTCGAGATCATCATCTGAACGGAGCGACACGCCTTGATCACCTCGTTAACGCAAATATAAAGCCAGCTTGTCTGGGCGTACGGCAGGGGCGGTCGATTGGGCGTTGCTCCGTCGAGGTCCAATCCACGGTCCCAGGGCTGGGCAAGAGCACTTAGACTAATCTGGCCGTCCTTGGCGGTCTGGTCTGCCTGGTCTTTTGTTTTAGCGTCATCCATAGTCATAACCAGAGTATTTCCGGCTTAACAGGGTTATGGGCGGCTTCACAGACCAGGGCGAATGCCCAAAAGTCGTCAGCGTGCCCTTCCTTTGTAACCGCCGCGTCGTAACGGACATTGCCAGCGGCGGTGATTGTCTTCTTGATCGCGTGGAAACTCTCGCGCACGGCCATGTCATCCGGCAGGCGGCAACGGCGGTCCTCCATTCGGCTCACCACCAGGGATGCCAGGTGCTCTTTGATGGGGCCGGTGAACTTGACCTTCTCGATACGATTGGTTCCGACCTTTTTTTGAAGTGATTCCACAAGCATGTCGCCGATACCCGACGCGTCGCCGCAACCACGGACAACCTTCGGGTCACTCATTACATCAGTCAGGACCTTTAACTGTGTGTCATACGGACAGGCCTTAAGTGCGATGCGTTTGCGAATGACTAAGATGTCACCGACCATCTCGGCCTTCCAGATACTCGTCAGGTGTTTCTCGCGGCCAACGTCAAAGCCGACATACTTCGGACCATTGCCTTCGGTCTCCATACAAAGCGGGTCTTCGCATGCCTGATACAGGTCGTAGGGGATCAGTGTCGATGCCGCCGAGGATGGGATACACATATACTCACGGTTAAACGCATCCTGATTGCGGGCCTTGGCTCGGCACTCGGCCAGCAGCCTTTCGCGGGCGTCGGGATCGATGTGGTCCAGTTTGTAAATCTTCTCGGCCAGGCCCTGGTCGATGGCGACGGTGATCGGCGTGAAGTGATAACTCCACGCCAATGTCCGGGCCTGGGCCCAGGTCAGCTCACCGGCCTCAACACGTTTGACCAGGCTGACAAGCTTGTCGAACTCGGAACCCTCGGCGTTGCGGGTGGTAAGTATGCTCAGGTCGTAGCCCCACGTGGTAACGGGCGTGGCGGCATCGAGCATCTCGCCGGGCTTATCATGCCAGTCGAACTCGTCAAGGCATACATCGCCGCCCTTGGACCGAAACCGCCTCGGATTAGATGTCATACAATTAATGCGGCTGCCGCTGTGCGGGAACCGGGTCACGTAGTTGGTGTATTTTTTGCCCTCGTCATCTACAAGCTGCTCGGAGAAGTGGTCGGCGATGGCATCGACCATCTTGCACCATTGCTGGCAGTACAGGCTGAACTCCACAGCCGACGACTCGTCCGCCGAGGAAAACCAGTAGTCCCGTTTTTCACTGCTCAGGTTGCGTCGGCGGACGGCACGGTAGCTCTCGGCGTAGGTTGCTCCAATCCGCCGACTCTTGTCCCAGAGCTTGAACCGTCTATCATCCCTGATCCAGTCAACCTGGTACGGCAGGAAGTAGCCGGTCGGCAACAAGTTATCTGTTTTTGCTACGATTTTACAATCCCCAACTGTTCGTCGATGATCTCCTGGATCAGTTTCCGGTCAACACCGGCATCGGTCAGCCTGGCCTTTGTGTTCTTTGCCGCAGCTTCCGCTTTGGCCTTGATCTGAGTGCGGATGTACTTGTCCGCGTTGATGGCGATGGCGGTGCAGTCACGCATGGCGGCGGCGACCATCGTCAGGTCCTTGGGCTTTGGATTCTCCATGTCAGACATCAGTTCGATGGCAAGGGCTGTAATCATCTCGGCGGCGGCCTTCTGAGTAGCAGATGCCTTCTCATCAGTCAGGTCGGCCATGACATCACGGGTGATCACACCGGCCTGCTTCATGCGAGCGAGCGTCCGCATCCGTCCACCATAACGGCCGACGGCGGAGCGAGAGATTCTATGGCCCCCACGACGCAGGTAGTCAACGACATCGTCATAAGTCGGATGCCCGTCTGTTTTGCCGACAAAATCGTATGGCCATTCATTGTCAATAAGCATGCGCCTGATCGTTGCCAGGACATCGTCAGGCAGTTGATCGATACTCGAATGTGTGCGTCGTTTGCTCATATTTAACTGCCGGTTAATTGCCCGTTAAAGTTGGTTAATACGCCGGTTAAATCTCGATCGCCGGGTCGTTAATGATGTCGTCGGCGATCTCCTTGCCGGCGGCGGTAAGCTTTACGAATCGTTTTTTCAGTGCTAACATCCGGTCCACTTCCTCGTTAGGTGCTTCGAGGTAGCCCTTGGCCTTGAGGTAATAGACATCCTTTTCCAGCAGGCCAATGTCGTAAGCCGGGATCAATCCCAATACGCAGCGATTGAGCGAGGCCATACGCATCGCGTTTGGATAGGTCATATTCAGGGCGTCGAGGATTACATTACGAGCCTGCTTTTTGGCGTGCACTTCTTTATCCATTTGATTCTCCCTGGTTTTTCTTTGCCGCCAAATTGGCCCTGGCGATCTCGCGGGCGATGTTGCCGGCGATCTCCGGCATCCGCTCAACTACCTTAATGCTTGCAGCAAGTGATGCCATTGATGCGGTGACACGATCAAGCTTGCTGCGGGTGTAAGTCTCGGACCGGACCCACTGCTCGGCACTGACGAAGTCACGCTGGCACTCGCTCTTGCGGTCGGCAAGCCGCTGCTGGCCATCCTCAAGCCTGACGATACGGGCGGCCATCCCCTTTAAGTTAAACAAGATCAGCGACGATACGATCGTCGCGGCCAGGCTAAGCATCACACTCATGATGAGGCCGGTTAACTGTAATTCCATTCCTTTGCCCTTTCTCTGTTAAACGCGAATCAGGGTTGCCGGGCCCTTATGCCGCTTTTGGCGCCTTGATGGCTCTTACCATATTACGCGTACTGATCGACTGGGCTTTGCCGAGCGTCTCGCGGAAAACGGCTTTCTCCTGGTCGGTGTAGTTGTCGATAAGGACGTCAACGGATTTGATTACATCGACGAGGGTGTTCATTGTCTGGACGGTGTTTTTCTTTTCGACCCGCTTGCCGCCGATGACACCGACAATGCCGCTGATAGTGGTCAGGATAAGTCCGCCGATCCAGACGTACATGTTCCACGGGGGCGGCAGTGCGTCACTGATAGCCATCGCCCCGCTGCCATACGCCGCCGCCTCCTCGGCCAGGCCAACATCACCGGTCAGCGTCGCATCAAGCTGCCCCTGCCAGGCGCCGACCGCCGCATCCACCCTGGTCTTGTCTTCCATGACCCTGGTCAGTTCCTCATTGGCCTTAGCGACCGAGGCGGCGATCCGGGCCTGCAGATCACTGGTTACGTTTGGATCGGAAAGCAACTGCTCGGCCCGGGTGAGCTGAGCCTGGATCTGCTCAGCCTTGGTGTCCAGCTTAGCCGACAGCTCGCTTGCCTGACTGATCCATGTATTGAGCGTGGCCAGACGCTGCTGCGAATTCTCACAACCGCCAACCAGAATAACAAACAAAATGAGGAGACAAGCCGCGAGGGTGCCCAGTGTGATGCCTGCGGTGTTTTTGCGATGTTCGTTCGTTCTCATAATGACCTCCCTGTCATAATTTTGGCCGCGTCATGCGGCATTCCAAAACTGGCCCCGGCGACGGTCGCCAGGACAGGAGGCGGGAGGTCTGTATATGCAGACGGCCCACCAACTGAGTTCAAACACTCAATCGGCGGGCCGTGAATTGACTCGCTCGTGACCCCCATAGCGAGGGGTCACTCATTAATTGTCAAGAGCAGTATCGGCGGGGGGAGGGGGAAAAGTCAAGAAGAATTTTAATTTTTTTTATGGGGGGCATGATATTTTTAAAAAAAACCAGCGACCATCTCCCGATCGCTGGCGTGTATAACAGACCAGCAACCCTACAGGATCGCTGGGGCTTATATGTTTATTGCAGGGAAACCATTAAAAATCCAGACCTAACACCTTATATCATAGCATATTTCCTCCTGCGAAGCAACAATCCGCCAAGACCAAGCAGACAAAGACTCGCTGGCTCAGGGACAGGTTCAAGGACAATACTTGAGGTGCCGCTGAGGACAAACTCATTATTTAACAGGTCTCCATTGGCCAGTGTGCCGGTCAGAATGCCAGAATTAGTATGCCCCTCCTCGTTGGCACAGAATTCATCGTAACCAACAGGGTACCCATCAATAGCAAAATCGCTGCCGACAAAAGTTATTGTTACATCGTCGCCTGAAAACAACAGGCGTCCTACGTATATTTTTTCAGCTATAATACCACCAGAAATAGTTATCTGACTATTTTCATAAGCCATCAAATCTTTATCTATAGTCCCTCCGAAAATATTTACCTGACTAATATCATAAGCAGTTAAATGCCCTCCTATCGTTCCACTGGAAATACTTATCTGACTAAGGCTCCAAGCAGACAAATCACCGTCTATCGAACCGCCGGAAATATTTATTCGGCTATCCTCATAAGCTTTTAAGTCACCACTTATCGACCCATCGGTTAAGAGATTGACAGTAGTAAACTTGTCAAAAAACTGGTTATTTATTACGCTAACCGGTTCTTCAATGGCCCAGTTGATATCGTGGACCAGGCCGTCACTGATGAGCAGGGCATAGCTGGTTGTCGGGTTCAGGGCTGCGATCACGAAAAACCCTGCCATTGCAATCGTTAGTGTTGTTTTTCTCATTTTTCTTCCCCCAAAAATTTTCAAGTTTTTTTATTGCGTGAATTATTCCCCGCCGTATAATTACTGCCAGTTGCCAGGCTCGACACAAACGAAGGCATGGGGGCCGGAGACCGGGCCAAGGCAACTGGCTTCATGACAGGGAGGTTTATCGTGTCAAACCCCATTAAATTCACCACAGTGCCAATCTATGATTACGAATGCCAAACTCTTACTTTTTCCGAGAAGCTTTGGCTGCGGTTTTTCTTGCTTTCTCAAAGAGATCGCGACGCTCTTGAAGGGAAAGCTGTGCCAGTAGCTTCAACGTCTCGGCGTCCAAAAGAGCTTTTGTGAGGTATTCATACATATCTTTGGGTGGGGAAGAAAGCACCTTAGCCTGTATCTCGATAGGAAGGGAAAGCCATACGCGCAATGCCCCCGTTACAGCATCATTTTGAACCTGTTTACGGCTACCTACTTGGCGTTTTAGGTCTGATTTGACATCAGAATCCACCTCAGCCTGTAAGTTTTTCGCATTTTTTCTGTAAGCCATAAATACAGTATATTACTAAGCTTATGTTGTGCCACTTATATCAATTTATATAAATTACAATGAAATTGTAATAAAATCCTTTGACTTTGGCCGATAAGGGTGTAAGGTTTGATTCAGAAGGGAGCTATTATGGCAAACCGAACAGTGCAACGAAAAGGCGGATGGCATGGTGGGCCGGTGAAGAACATAAAGCTAAGCTGGGCCCAGAAGGTGGACCGGCCAACACTGGTCATGCTTAACGCAATCACGCCATACCTGTACCGCGACAACCCACACCAGACTGCGCGTATGCTGCTGCGGCAAAAGTGCGAGGAGGTGGTGCGCGAGCTCGGTATCGATCTGTCAAACACTCAGTCGGCGATGGCCGGCTGATTAGCCAGCCGGCGGCCATAGCGGGCCGCCGGCTTTTAACTGACAAACTGAATTATCAAAGAGCAGGGTAAATGATATGACCAGGGCGGCGGCAAGAAAAGATAAATCGGCAGCAATGTTTATCATGGTCGTGATAGGCATCACGATGTTTACAAGCTGCTACCCCGCGCTGGCCCTGCCGAAACCAAATATCGCATCGGTTGTTCTCCTTTCAAAAAGTCCGGACGGGCGCTTATCCGTGGGCGTCCGTCCGGCACAGCCTCCTCGTTGGAGGCGCCCCCTTACCGGCGGGCGGCTGTGGCTTCTTCAGTTGCCCGTTGACAGCAATCCTGTCATCCGACAGGCTGACAATAATAACTCTCCCCGGAAAAGGATCTGCGCGGAGTGCACGCCGCGCAGGTCCGTCATTTTTAGCGGGGGTGACGAGCGAAAATCGTTTTCTTTTTCTTCGCCGCCGGCCCGGGCGGAACAGGGAGCTAATTCCAAACCGTCCGGGCGGCATAGTGTTGAACAGCCCGAGGGATCGGGCTGAGTAACCATAGCTGTGGACCGTTCGGCCGGTCCGTGAGCAAAGCCTTGCCGGCTACCAGGCGGAGGGAGCCGCCGGTGCCAACGCCGGCCCGGCCGAACATTGTTGTGTCAGGTAACATGGATGGAGACGTAAGGTATGGATGCCCGGACGATGGATTACGAGGGTGTGGATATGAGCGACGACCATATATTGCTTAGCCAGGTACTGACCGATCACGAGGTGACGGTTAAGCGGCTGGTGACTCTGACGGGGCTGGGACAGGCGACAATCTATCGGTACCTGGCCGGGGGCGTGCGGATACCGACGGTGATCTGGCGGACGGTGTATAAGCTGACAAGAGATGCGAGGATTACCGAACTGTTTGTCGGCGATGTGCCAATGATGCTTGTGCCGATCAATCCGGCGCCGGCAAGCGGCGTAGAGATGGCGGACCTGATAGCCGCCCGCAAAACACAGATCGAGTACGAGGAGGGCGTGCTTAATATCCTGACCGACGGCAAGATCGATAAGCTTGACCGGCGGGCGGTGGAGCGACTTAAAAAAACATTCCCGGCAATGGTAAGCAGCCTGGCGGGGAACTACCAGGCAATAACGGGACAGTACGAGTTAAAAAAAAAAAAAAAAGATGGGAG